GGCAGTGGTTCGTATCAAGTCCGCGTTGTGAGGGGTTGACATGCCTGGAGCACTAGACAAGGTTTTCAAAGAAGCAGCTAAGGCAATCGTTGCGGACCTTGGCGACGGCCTAGATACCAAGATTGATTATGTAAGGAAGTTTTCTGGTGAGTACAACGTTGACACCGGAGCGTTTTCAACGTTTGATCGTCCGTACAACAACATCAACGTTCCAGTTGAGTTTGTAAGGTCCAGCGAGGAGTCGGGCTATCAAGAAAATGTAGCTCGAATTTACGTTAGTCCTGATTTAATCGGTGGAAATCAGCCTACTTTGCAGGACGAAATTGTTTTGAAGTATCAGGGTGCAGATCGCACCACTAGAATTCAAGACATTCAGACTTACCGAGGTGGCCAAGAGTACTTATATGTTATTCGGGTGGTGTTTTAATGACGCTTGTAAACGCTAGAGCTGCACTTGAAAAAGCGATTAGAACTGCTGTTGTGGCGGCAGATAAGACCGTATCAGTTGTCTTCGACAACATGCCGTTCACAACACCTGGCAAAACCAAAAAATACGTGCTGGTTACGATCAACTTTGACCAAGCCACGATTCAGCCTCACGGTGCAGCTATCGACCAATACGCTGGAACGGTTCAGTGCGGTATTTTCACGCCAAGAAATAAGGGCAGCGCTGCTGCTGCTGCGATTGCAGAATCAGTTATTGATGGTCTGACTTCTGTAAATGCGTCTGGCTACACGGATACCTATTCAGTAAAGCCGCGTGTTGGTCAAATCACTGGACCAACCGCTGTAACTGAAGAGAACAACAGTCACTTTGTCAGTGTGGTGCGCTGTACGTTTACTGCGATCTGATGGCTAAGCCAATCACGGAGCTTACCAAGGACATTCGTAAGTTGATTGAGGCAGGTCGTGAGACTGCTGGTCCAATTATTGTGCGTTCTTTGCAAAGCGAAGGACCGTGGTGGACTTCTAGTTTTGGGCGTAAATGGCAATTAAGCCAAAATGCTGTTAAGCCAACAGATGATCGGCCTGGCTTTGATAGAGACATTGAAAACGGTATTCCTGCCCGAACGACAGTTCCAAAACCGAGCAAAAACAGCCCCGTCACAGTTTCTTCGCTGCGTTTTTCAATTAAAAGTCCGATGTATATCGGCAACTCGACCTCATACGCAGGTTTCGCTGTCAACAACCCAAACGCAACAGTGCGTCGTCGAGGAGGTGGTACGGCTACTTACGAGCAGCATAAAAACCGAGATGGTTTTCAGTTGACATCTAAAAATCAAAATCCTGATTGGTACAAGGTTTATACGCAATCAGGTGGCTTGCTTGGAGACTTAGATAAAGCGTTTAAAGCTACTCGTCTGGGATAAGCTATATTGTAGTAGTTGACCAGGATTTATGGCTGAAGCACGCGCAATCGACATGCTGTGTAAGGCGTTTAGCGTCGAAGAACGCAGCAGCTACACCATCAAAAAGGGTGGTGAGGTTGTCATCAAGCTGTACTGGAAGCCTTTGACCATTGCTGATCGGGACTCGATCAACAAGACCATGAAGGCTCTGAACTTGGGGCGTACAGAGGACAACTTGGATTTCGCGATCCAAATGCTGATTCGTAAGGCTGAGGACGAAGCTGGCAATCGGGTCTTTTCCGACGGTGACCGCGCCAAGATTCAAAACCGACTTCCGATGAGCATCGTGTTGGACATTATGTCCAAGATGCAAGGTCTGGACGAGGTGGAAGAAGCGGACGAGCTTAAAAGCGAGGCTTGAGAAGGACAACTACCTGTTTCTGCAGTTTTTTGTCGCTGAAAAGCTTGGAATGACGCTGGCCGATCTACGAGCCAGGATGTCGCTTGAAGAGTTGACCGGCTGGAGCGCTTACCTCTCTGTCAAGGCTGATCGAGAAGAGAAGGAGATGGAAAAAACCCGTCAGCAGGCTCAGTTTCGGAAGGTGCGCTAACCTGAAGGCAATGTCTTCGGGTTAGTCGTGGCCGCTGAGTACGAAGTCAATATCAAGATCAATACTCAGGAAATTGAGCGAGAGCTTAAGAAAGTCGATAAGGCTGTAAATAATATCGGTAAAGGAAAAGGCGGAAAAAAACAACCCATTCTTGCGTTGCCCAGCACTGAAATGCTGAATGCAACTGCTAGAAAAATACAAAGTCTTGATAACGTTAATAGAAAAATAGCGCTAAAACAGCGAGAAATAAACAAGCAAACTAGAGATCAAGCATTAAATATCAACACCCTTGTAAATACACAAGACAGGCGTGCTCGCTTGTTAAATAAAATTAACGAAATGGAGGCAAAGGGCCTCAATGTCAGCAAGCTAAGAAAGCAGTTAGCCAAAGCAACAACTGAGCAAAGTGCAAGACGTTTTGGCAGTGCTGAAAAAGAGTTTCGCGTTTTAGAAAAAACTCTTCGTTTAGAGCAGTCGAAGCTGCGAATTCTCAAAGAACAGAGCAAAGGATTTCCATCAAGTCCTATTCGAGGAACAGCCACGATGGCTGGTTCTCCTAAACAGATTGATGAATTTAATAAACAAGCTGCTAAAAACCAACGTAGAGCTGACAGAGATGATCGTCGAGCTGAAGCAAATCGTCGTCGAGACGCTCGAATACGAAGACAAGAACAAAGAGCGTTCCAAGGTCGTTTAAGAGCTGGTGTAGGTCCTGAAAGTGTTTTTGGACCGTTACGTCAGTTAGGCCGAGCTTCCATGATTGCGGGAGCTGATGAAGCTAAGTTGCTTGCTGGCAGATTTAGAGCGCCAAGTTCACCGCTTACTGCAAGACCTGTAACCAGAGCCTCTGCAGATCAAGCTGCGAAACAGGTTGAACAAGAAGTTAGGCGCAGGACTGCTTTAGAGAAAAGAGCAACTGACCAGGCCGCTGCTTACAGGAGGCGAGTAAACAAACAAGTATTTAGAGCCAAACTGGACCTTGATCGAATTGAATATAAGCAAAAAATTGACGATATTGTTAAGTATACAAATCGTGAAATACAGGAAGGTAATCGAGCTGGCAGAGAGTTCGACAAAGAGCTGAAGCGGCGTTCCAAGAAAAGGGAAGCTGGTTTAAAACGTGGCAGCAAGCGGCTTGGAGATGTAGCTCTTGGCGCAGGTTTCCCATTGTTATTTGGAGGAGGCCCTGGATCGGTCATTGGCGGTGGCCTAGGCGGATTAACAGGGTCTTTTGGAGCGCAAATTGGACTTAGTGCGGCTGGTCAGCAAATAGATCAACTCATAGGGCGCACAATTACATCAGCCGAGTCGTTGACCTCTGTTGGTAAAGCGCTTGATTTCTTGAGAGATCGTTCACTTTTTAGTTCTAAGGAGTCAGAACAGCTGGCAAGAAAGCTAGAAAACCAAGGTGATTTGGCTGGTATAGCAGCTTTGGTCACGGAAGAGCTTAATGAGGCTCTTGGGCCAGACGGCATTCAAAAAATGCAAGATCTTGCTGAGCAAACAAAGCTGGCTAAAGAGCAATGGGGGCAGCTGACAACAAACCTTGAGCTTCTTATTGCTGGCCCCTTAGCAAAGTTCTTAGAAATTGTTAATGCAACTCTTGGCATTAAAGTTGCACAGTCTAATTTTGCTCGATCTTTTGAGGCTCTGCGGCAAAAAGACCCTGAAAGGCTAAAAACAATGATACCTTCGTTTGAAGGCGCAAAAAACCCTATTGTAGCTGCTGCCAGTATTGCTGCCTTTGGGCCAAACATGGCAGGTCGTGTATACGGCAAAACCAATTTTGACATGCAAGGTCTTTCGGAAGGAGCATTGATAAGCTTTACAGAGCAAATAAATTCAATACTTGCAGAAGAAACAGGTCTTAAAAAAGGCACTTTGCCGATTACGGAAGAAGATAGAAAACGTTTTAAACCACTTAAAACATCTGGACCTACAAAAGAAGAGCGAGAAAAAGCACGTCTGCAAAAACGGTTGGATCAGCTTGCGGCTGAACGTCAAGCAATAATTGATGTTTCTCGATTTAAAGACAAAATTGCTGCTGCAAATGCTGCTGAGGACCAGCAACTTGTCATTCGACTGCAAGGTGAGCAAAAAATAGCTGAGATTGAAGGCAAGCGTTTAAAAGATCTTGCTGGGGTTACAGACAAGCGTGAAAAGGATGCAATTAACATCGTAGCAGCCACTGAAAAGCTTGCTGCCCAGAGAGATGTGGAGCGTGAGTTGGGCGAACTGCAACGCAAGAGGCAAGAAAAGTTTGAGACCACGATTGAGAGTCTTGATCATCAATTAGCTCTTGCCCGAGCCACGACTGAAGAGGAGCGAGAGCGTCTTCGCATTGAAGAAGCGCTTAGAAGGTTAAGAGAGGATGACAAGCTGTCTCAGCCGCAGTTGAATGACATAAGAACGCGCATGGAAGCGTTGGTTGAAGAAAAAAATCTAATCAATACGTTTATTAGGGAAACTCAAGCACAGATTAAAAAACTAAATGACCCCATGTTCCAAGCAATAAGCCTGGCACAGACTTTGGGTAATGCATTTAGCGAATCGTTCCGAGGCATTGTTGACGGCAGCATGAGCGCTCAGCAAGCATTGGCAAACCTGTTCCAGCGCACAGCGGATCACTTTCTTGATATGGCTGCACAGATGATTGCAGCTCAGATCAAGATGCAAGCAGTAA